TACCAAGGTTGAGTTGTTTCTTTACATAATTTGCAGCCTGAGTGGGGTTCATCCCGTTATCAACGAGACCCTTAAACATTCTGGCAGCTTCATCACCATGATTTTTTCTCAGTAGTAATGCACCCTGAATTGCTTGACTGGAACTAGTAGCGGCTGAGGTGGCACTTCCTCTTATCAATCTATTCAGTTTACTAGCAGAGGTCCCTAGAGCTTTACTTGGTGCTGGTCTTCCAAGTGCCCTTGCGGCTTGTGCTGAATTTTGTACAACACTACTTCCATATCTAACTGCTGCCCTGGCATAGTTAATCGAACTAGTAATATACTTTGGGATTAAAACACTAAGTTTTTTGAATGATTTTGAAATACCCTGAGTTAATGCCCTTGTTGCTCTTCCGAAAGGACGTACAGATGCTTGGAATGCAGTTTTAGCTGTGCCCAATCCTTTCACAACGAAAGGCTTCATTGCCTGGACGGACTTTCCGATGCCCTTTATTCCAAGGAACATTAAGTGCAGATTATTTCCAATGGAGGAAATTGCACTCATGACTTGTGGAAGTATCGCTGTCACACCCAACGCCATCATGCCCATAAGCATTTGGGTTAGAAAATTAAAGAATCCACTCTTTTGTCCTGCCTGTCTAGCGGCACCTCCAACACCTGCAAGTAATCCAGCACCACTTTCTCTGTTTGATTCTCTCTGAGCTTTCTTTGCCTTTTCCTCAGACTTCCTCGCATTTAAGGCTCTTGTTTGTTTGTCCTTAATGGTCTGTCCGGTGACCTGTTCAATTGATTTACAAACTGATTCAATACTTGTAAGTTGTTTACCAACTGCATCAAAAGAAACCTTCGTAACCTTTTTGACAGTAACTTTTCTTGGTGTCTCAGGTGATTGCATAATGAATCCACCCACCATTGGTGTCTGAGCCACAGCACCACGGGTAGTTCTTACTATTGAACCACCTCCTCCACCGCCCTGGCCTCCTCGGCCACCACCACCACCTCGGCCACGACCACCAATTCTATTCTTAACAAAGTTCTTTCCAGCACCAATAGCTGCCTGTCTGGCAACCGCACCCATCGCCTGACCACCAGCGACCTTAGCTAGTCCACCTAAGAGAGGGAGAAAGAATGCCATTAGACTGTCACCATGTTATAGATTGCCTGAACTACCATGATGTCAGGATTAGACCTATTCTGAGGATCAAACATCATGACAGGTGAGTTATTACCTGCAATAGAACTACTACCAGTTTCACCACCTCCTGTGGAAACAGGAACAGCCACTTTAGCATCACCACGACGACCTCTAGGAGGTCCAGGTGGTGTGGTCATACGACCAGGAGAAACAAATGGCATTCCAGCACCTTGACTATTAATAGTCGTAGAGTAACCTTCATTATAGGGATTTGGATTTTTATAATTTCCTCCCAGGCCACCACCACCTTCTGGACCTATTCCGAACATATCCGCCATCACCTTATCATATGACTCTTGGTACATCCTATCAAGTTTGGGGTCTCCAAATTTGGAGTTTGAGGATGGTGGTGTACTAGATCCAGGTGAACCACTAATAGCAGCTGCCCCCGCCTGACCTTTCACCTTGGTTCCATATGTCACAGCACCAGGACCAACAAACCATCCAAAGACATGACCATGACGGGATACTTCGTCTGCCCTGTGAGTACCACGATAATCAGCATGAACACTCATAGCTGATGGTGTCGAGAAGTCAGTACGAGAACCAATGAACGCTAATGCATCTTTCTTAAGTGCTGGGTCAGTGATGGCTCTAACCGCTGCTTCAATCAGAGATTGACCTCTTCCTTTACCCCTACTATGTGATTCAACAGCAGCGATTGCAGATTGTTTGTCCTTAATCGCTGCCCATAATGAGGCATTGGATTGACTCACTGGCTGATACTGACCACTTGCATTAATAATATCTTTGACAGAACCACTACCTGTATAAACTCCTCCAGATGCCGCCCTGTTATAAATCGATTGTGCAACGTCTGCTCGACCTTGAGGATTACCACTCTCAAGAGATGCAATAGCAGCAAGAGTCCAGAAGTCTGGATTGTTATTACTACTATTACCCATCGCAGTTTGTTGTGGTGAAACTGCAGTTTGTCCACCACTATTTTGCCAACCAGTTCTACCTTCTTGCAACCAATAATCATTTGGTTGGTCATTCATGAAGTCAAAGTGTACTGGGTCACGATCTCCTTGCCATCTGAATCCAAACTTACCACCATTCTTTCTCATCCACTGATTGGCTGATGAACCAGCATTCATATCAATCGACCAACCTTGCTGGTGAGGAGACTTTCCTACAGCAGCTGGTGTAAATACATTGGGGTCACCTGCATTGAATCTGTCAATCAACTCCTGTTGTTTTGCTGCACTTCTATAAGTTGATGTGATTTGACTTCCCAAATCAATACCTTCGTTGGAAGCTGCTGCCGCTGCCTTCAAATATGCATCCATGGTTGGGGGATTGAGAACAATACCACCACCACTCATAGTTGGAAGTATACCACCACCAGACACTGATGATACTCTAGCCATTCCAGGTCTATTTGTACCACCACCGATGGCGTTCATACCAAGTAGTGTGTCAGCACCATAGTGGTCAACTGCCTTCTTACTGAACACAATCTCACCGGGCTGAAGAGCAACCAGTTGTGTGTCAGGTCCAGCACCCCTCACTCTTTGACCGGAACCACCATGGACTTGACCACCACTTTCCATGGTTGGAACTTGTTTGTTATTGGTCTTTTGTGGTTCGTTAGGTTCTGATGGTGCTGGGATGTAAGGAATCTGTGGTGATTGAACGTTGGGTATTGTCGGTATAGTGATTGGAGGTACTCCTGGAATCTGACCAATTGTATTGTTGATTGCAGCCGCCAACCCCTGCAACGAAGTGTTCAATCCACTAATGAACAAATTCACAGGAGCCAATACAAAATTAAAAATACCCGAAATGACAAAGTTTGCAAATCCAATGATGGAATTTGCAACACCTCTCAAGAATCCCGCTGGGTCCTTGAGGAATTCAACTAGTCCCAGTGCTAGGATGCCAAGAAATATATTACTGATGAACTTAAAGACTGCACCAAGAACATCATTGACAGGTGTTAGAACTTTCCTAGCAGTATTTTTGAAACCCTGTAGTAATCCAAAACCTCCTTCTCTCGATTCCTCTCTACTTCTTTTCTGTTGTTTCTGTCCTGTTCTTCTCGCTTGTTCTGAAGCTTTAGCTTCTGCTGTTTGTTGTGATTGGAGATTACCAAGTATATTGGTAAGTGATTGTTCAATTCTTGTGAGTGAAGGAGACACAATATTAGTCAGGAACTCCATGGTTCCCATGATATCTTGTTGTGTCTGTGCAGCTTGTTTTTGCTGCTGTTGAACTGCAACCTGACCACCTGCAGAACCAGGTAGTAATTTTTGATTAGGTGTAGCTACGTTCTGTTGTTGTCTTGGTCTACCAGGTAGTGCGTTAAAACTTGTTCTAGGTTTCTTATTGACTCTGAATCGACCTGTTGATCCTCTGACTCTGGAATATTCGTCTCTTAATTTCTGGTCTTCCTCTGTGGGAATAGGTCTATTCCTTGCCTTAACAAGTCTCTCCTTCAAAAGAGTCTTGTATGTATCATAATCAAGGTCATTAATATTATCTAAACCTAGGAGGCGAAGGACTACCTCATCAATGGATTCATTGACAAGTTGTTCTTGATTAATACCTAAGTTGATTGGTGCCATCTATCCTTTAGTCTGATTTGCTTTTGCCTTTTGCTCCTCCTCGTCTAGGTGTTGTTGAAGAAGAGCGACATAAACATCTCTCTCCCAAGGCATCATGTTTTCAATCTCTGTTAATGAATATTTATGATACTGCATCAACGCGAAGTTGAGTTTGAAATAAGCCTCAAGATTCATATGGATCATGGCTATGCGAAAAAACTTGAGAGTCCCTCCAATGTCACATCACTCTTCTCACCAGTCTTTGGATTGGTGACTTCAATAGTGTGAGAAAGTTTAGGCATCGTCTCAAAGAACTTCTCAATATCTTTGAACTGAGCTGAGTTCATACCTTCAAGGAATTCCATGAGTTCCTTCTTACTAACATCAGAAGAATCCCAGACCTCTTCTTCATTATACACCTTGTCAATACAAGACGCGATGAGTTCAAAGGACTTCTCCAAATTCATCTCAGCACCAATACCAAAATTGTTGGAGATGAATTGTTCAAGAGAGGGATACTTCATATCCATTCTCAGGGAATCATCGAGTGTAATAGTTTTGTCGTGACCATCAGGTTCAATAACTTTAATCTCATCCAATGCAATCTGCACTGGAATCTGAGTCTCACCATCATCAGGTGCTGTGATGTTCACATCGACAACTTCACCTACAGACTTGCCACGGATGTTCAGAAATAAGAATTCAATATCAAAAGTGGGTAGAGTCTCTACCTTAACACCTCTGGAAGTAATACAGTTTTTAATGACTGACTTTACTGCCTGAGTAATTTGTTTTTGATCCTCACTTTCCAGAGCCAACACCAGAAGTTTCTCTTCTTTGACTAGGAAAGGTCGATAATTAATAGTCTTCTTTGTAGAAGGTAACACCATCTGATAAGTTGGTGTTGCAATTTTTGGTAAAGGCATAATGTGTTTATAAAAACCTCAGTGTGTTATTTAGGGGGGTCAAGATTCGATTTCTTCAATCTGTCTCTTGTTAAGAACGTATCTATCAAACGCACAGGATACTGTGTATCTCAATACATTAGATCCTTCGTATGAAATAGGAGTACTAATGATGTTTGTGGGAAATGCATTGACTAGAATATATGTTAATTGATAAGTGTCAGCATCTTCAAAAACTTTCCTGTCATTAGACACATCCTTTTCAAACTTAACAATATACATGTTAGTTTTATAGGACTTAGGATAATTTACTCTATAAGCAGCAGCGTTCTTAACTGCATCCTGATCGTTTAAGTACTGTCCTTCACCCTGTGCAGAAATGAAATCAAACCAACTATCAAAGAATTCAATCACTTTGTAATCATGATCAACATAGAATGTAAAATCAACAGTGGAATCATAGACACGACGATAAGCCATTCTCTCCATCACACCAGTGTAGTCACCCAGGACTTGGTGTGTATTCAAACTTGTACCAGGAAGAACAGCATTACTACAAAGCAATTCTATGTCCTCACCATCCTGTTGATAGTCAAAGCCATTCCTCTTGAGATGTCTATTGACTTCGTCAGGTGGTGAAAGTTTGATTTGATAGACAGAAGTCTGTGCAAGATGTAATACACGACTCTTTATATCTGATGTTCGTAAAGGCCCGATAGCCATCTATAAATATACTTGATTACTATTACTATGTAGGTGACTTGTGGGAGAAAGTATCAAGAGTATTTTCAAACCATCTCATCCTGAAAAGTATCAGGGTAATCCTAACAATATTATATGTCGTTCGTCATGGGAAAGAAGATTTTGCCACTGGTGTGATGTTAATCCTAACATCTTAAAGTGGGCCAGTGAGGAGTTCTCAATCCCCTATGTGTGTCCTACCGATGGTAGATTGCATCGTTATTACCCCGATTTCCTAATCGAAGTTCGTGATGTCACCGGTAAGGTAAAGAAACAATTGATTGAAGTCAAACCAAAGAGACAAACACAAAAACCACCAACACCAAAGAAGATTACAAAGTCATTCCTCTATGAGGCTGCAATGTATGAGAAGAACCAGGCTAAGTGGCGTGCAGCCACTGAGTTCTGTTTAGATAATGGTGTAGAGTTTAGAATCATCACCGAAGATGAGTTAGGTATCAAACAGTATGATAGTAGACGCACTAGATCTAACGGCGTACAACGGAGAAGAAAACCGAATCGACGGTCTCGTAAATGACATTCTTATTCAGAGAACATCTGAAAAGATGATGGAGGCAATCCTTACTCTTTTGACTGACACTGTGGCAGCTGTACCTCAGGTGGGAGCGTACTATACCTTTGGGTATCAAGCAAAGACACCACGAATGAGATACGATGGTAACCCACTCATAGCTTGTACTGGTGTATATAATTGGGGATTCAGTGGGATAAATTATCACTGGGGTGACTTTCGTAATTATACCTTTGAAGAATTGACCACTAACCCATACCTGGTCTATCCATCTGAGTTGGAAGACCTAAGGAGTATTCCATATCAAGACTTCAAGATAAATAGATCATAAGGAACCACCCGATGGAAGTAAAAACCGATAAAACTTGGAATAATCTTCAGCTCGAACAATACACTGACACTACCACAGGTGTCATCGAGATCAGACTTCCAAACAAACTAGGTCCAAACAAAGGTAGACTACTCGCCACTGGTGATGCCAAAGGTAAGTGGAATGTTAATGATGCAAATGATTTTCGTAAACAATATAACGCAGAGAGAAAGAAACTAGGACAACAACCTCTCTCAGCAAAAGAATTTAATAAGGAATTCTATACTGATGGTGCAAACCAATTCAACAATGATAGAGCTAATGTTCTAAACACATCTTCAAACTACGATAATGATGCAGAGTATCAAAAACTAGCAACTAGTCATGCAGAAAATGGTATTCCCAAGGTAAAGAATCCCACAACAGGTGAGACAAATAATAGTCAGGGAAACCCCAACAATTCCACTGATAACAGTGGTAATCTTCCT